TACCCACCACTGGTATTGACCTTCTGTTTAATACAGAAGTAACTGACAATGTAAACGAATTCTTTAAAGGTATTAAACCTGAGGTTGAAGGTACTGCTGGTAAGACAGCACAAATGATAGCTCAGTTTGGTGTACCTGGTCTTGGCACAGCAAGTGCTCTATCTAAATTAAGTAAAGTAAAACAACTAGGAGCCATAGGTGCAGTCGATGCTGCTGTAGCTACAGATGATGTTGATACTTTTGCTGACATGATCTTTGATAAAGAAAGTGACGAAGAAAGAATTAAGAATCTTGCAGGCAGAGATGCCGCAGCTGCAAGACTAAAAGAAAGAATGCAAGTATTTGCTGAGACAGCATCATTTGTTTACGCTGTCCCCAAGGTTGTAGGCGGTACTTTTAAAGCAGCAGGTGCTGGATTGGATATGGCCGCACCAGCAGTAGGTGCTGGACTAGATTTAATAGCACCTTACATGACTTCATTAGCTAACAAAGTTGATCCAAATAGAGCCATTGCAGCAGCAACTAGGGCTGATAAGAATATGTTTGATTACCTAAGAAAAAAATTTAGTTACGGTGGTACATTTGAACAAACTGCAAAAAACAATAAATTAATATCAGATGTATTTCAAGCAGAAAAATCATACGCATCTAATCTTGGATTAGGAAGTGCTGATGCTTTTGATAATATAAGAAGAACAATGGAGACTGCTGTTGCTAAGGGTGGAAAGTTAAATGATAAAGACGCTTTAGAATTTGTTAAATTATTATCAACTTACAGAGCTCCTTTACTTGTTGTTGAAAGAGAGTTTCCTACATTAACAGGTGTTGCAAAGAAAGCTAAAATGAAACAACTTCAAGATGAAGCCTTGAAAAAAATTAAAAGCTTTGAAGGATCTGGAAACAAAATAGATTACAAAGCTTTAGGAATAGACTCTGATAATTATGTATCTTCTATAGTTCAAAACAATAAAGGTATTTTTGCCCAAGAAGAAAAATTGTTATACGAAGCAGTTAAAGGCAAAGAAGGAAAAAGCATTGCAGGTTTAACTTTAGATACTCCTTTTATAAAAGCTTTAGAAGAAAACAGAGGTTTTTACGGAACAACTCTTTATAGAGCTATGATGCTTGAGGGATTTCAACCAACTAAAGAAGTATACGACACAGCTATTAATAAAATAATAACAGTGTTTGATCTTCCTCCGAGTGAACAACAAAGATCCACAGCAATATCAATTTTTAATGAATTAAAAAATCCTAGTAATAGTAAAAATGCTTATGAAACTCCAGATCTTTTCTTAAATAATATAAAAGGTGGACAATTAAAAGGAAAAACATTAAAGAACTTACCTGAAATTAGAGAAGCTTTGGGTGAGATAAGACCTCAATCATACAAAGAAGGTTCTGAATGGAGACAAGCTTTAACAGATGAGACTGTTGCAGCAGGTGCCACTATATCTAAAGTTGGTGCTTTGGTAGCAAATATAAAAGTTTACGATGATATAAGGTATCTTAATGATAACGCATTGGCAAAAGGCACAACACCATTTTTAAAAACTGTTAAAGATTTAGAAGCAGTAAACATAAATACTTTAGATCCTCAAACTAAAAAGTTAAGAGATAGCATTACAATAAAAGATAAAACTGGTAAGGATGTTGAGTATCTAAAGTTCAATGATAAGCAAGGTGCTTTACAAGATACCTATGCACCAAAGGTTTTTGTTGATGCTGTTACAGGATCTACAAAAGCTTTTAAAATTGAAGCACCTGATATTTTAATGAATACTTATAAAGGTTTATTAGCTTTAAAGACAGTAGGACAATACAACAAAACTTTATTATCTGTTGGTGCTCATATAAGAAACAATACTAGTATCCCTCTTTTTGCAGCTATGAATGGAAACCTTGGGCCTTCTGCCGACTTTTTAGGAACTCTTAAAAAATCTTTTGCTGGTGTGCTTGATCCTAAAGGAAAAACAAAATACAACAAAGAACTTAAAGAAGGAAGAGAGTACGGAATTGTTGTAGGAAGAGGAACACAGTTAGAAGAAATAGCTGACGTTGCTTCTTATGCTGATAGAGATATTGGTTTAATGAAAAAATTACAATCAAATGGTCTTACATCTAGGTTAGCTAAGGCAGTTGATGTTGCTAGAAAACCTATTGAAAGAGTTTACACAGGATCAGATAACGCTGCTAGGTGGATTAATTGGAATGGCGAACAGGCAAAGCTTGCCAAAGTTATAGCTGACTCTGCCGATGATGCTTTTATTCCTGTCAATGCTGCTAAGAGTTTTTCTGATTCTAATATTCAAAAGTTTATTAGATCAGATCGTACTATCAATGTTGGGGATTTAAGATCTGCTGGCGATGATGCTTTAGATAAATTTATTAAAGGTGAAGCAGCTGACATAGCTTTGAATGTAACTCCTACCTATTCAAGAACTCCTCAGATAGTAAAAGAATTAAAATTTTTACCAGTAATAGGTAACTTTACAGCCTTTCCTTCTGAGATTATAAGAAATACTGGTAATACCATATCAAGAGGTATTAAAGAATTAACAAGTAACAATGCAGAATTACAAAAAGTAGGAATGAGAAGACTAACATCTGCACTAACAACAACTGTTGGAGTTCCAGCAGGTTTAGTTGCAACAGGTTTAGCTTTAACTGGTGCAAAACAAGAACAAATAGACGCATACAAAAGATCATTTGCTGCACCCTGGGAAAAGACTGCGACTATGATTCCAACAAGCACTGATTCATCGGGTAACATTACAGGCTTTATTAATTATAGTTATACCAATCCTTATGATTATTTACAAAGACCAGTTAGAGCTGTATTAAATGCAGTTGCCACTGGCAATAGAAACGAAGCTAGTCTAATGAGCATAGCAAGCAACTCAACAGTAGACATGATAGGAGAAATGGCAAATCCTTTCTTATCAACAAGTATAGGTACCAATGCTTTGCTTGAAGCTAAAGCTGGTAAAACTTCAACAGGTAAAATTATTTATAACGAATCAGATCAGCTAGGAGATGTGATGGGAAAATCAATGGTACATGTTTTTAATTCCATAGCACCCACAGCACTTCCTTTCTCAATACAAGTTGATGCAGAGGGCACTCAATTTGTTCCTAAAGATTTTGCAACAGCGGCAGCCTCTGTCTTTACAGGAGAAAAAGATTTAATTAGTCCAAAGGGAAAACCTATTGATGTGGCAGAGACAATGGTACAGGCTTTCTCTGGCATTAAAGTTGTTAAACCACAGCTAGAAAGATCTCTATATTACAAAGCAGCAGAGTCTAAGAGAGCTATAAGAGAAACAACTAATGAATTTAATAGATTGCTCAGATCAAATAACAGAAGAGATGCAGAGGGTTTTGTTAAAGGTTACATCAATACAAACGAAGACAGATACAATTCTTTAAGAACTCTTTACACAGCTATAGAAGATGCAAGAACATTAGGAGTTCCTGATTATGCTATTAGCGAACAGTTAAAGATTGCTAAAGTAGCAAACAGAGACTTGGTTATGTTGGGTATATTTAAACCTAGTGATATTAATCAAGACGTACTTAACTTTGCTGTACAAGGAACAGATATTAAAGCACCGCAGGACGTACCTGTTGGAGACTTAGCCTCTGCCTCATTAGACTTAACTGGACAATCTTTACAAGGACAGTTTCAAGCACCTAATCTTGCTCAACCTAGCAGAGCATCTCAGTTATTAAGAGAAGAAGAAGAAAGAAAAATACTAGGAATATAACTTGTACAACAAATACGGGGCAAAGAAAGTAAAGCTAGACGGCTATACTTTTGACAGTAAGCTTGAGGCCGCTAGATACAATCACCTTAAAGAACTAGAAGAGCAAGGCCTAATCTCTGACATAGAAATACATCCACCCTTCCCATGTTTTGTTAATGAGAAGAAGGTATGTCTTTACAAGGCTGACTTTAAATATAAGAACATCAATGGTGATGAGATCATAGAAGATACTAAGGGCATAGAGACACCCATGTTTAGATTAAAGAAGAAACTTGTTGAAGCTCTCTACCCCGATATAAAAATTATAATAGTAAAGAAAGCCAGGGATTAGAAAGGCGTACCTGTCTCAACCCAGGGTCTAATGCTTGAGATACTTCCATCCATTAACTTCTTAATAGCATCACACTGCTCTAGTAATTCTTTTGGAAAGCCACTGTTGATTACTTCTATCAGCTCCTCACTAGAATAAAGGTTGTCTTCTTTAGATCCTTTCTTCTCAGCTACATTAATAAACTTAAAGCCATCCTTCTCATACATAACAAAGTTATCATCCACTTCGATAACAGTAGCTGGTATCAGCTCTGGTATATAGTTATGTCTTGGACATCCCTTAGTCTGTCTCTCTTCGCTTATCTTCTTGTCATGCTGTGAACACTGCCAATGTGCATCCCCTTTCTTTACATCAACACTAGAGAAGCGACATGATCTACAGTGAACTTTATCTGGTAAAGATCTGCCAAGGTATGCGGCCCTCTCCTTAACAGACATGAAGCTACGGATTCTGTAGTCAGTCTCGGGTATGTAATTGTCTGGTGGTGTATTGGTTAGCAATAGATTCTCAGCCTTCTCCATCAACATCTCAAACTTTAAGTAATCAAAGTCAACGATCTCCGTATACAGAGCTGAGTTGTTCTTGTTATAAACAATGGCTATGCAATGATCTAATTTAAACAGCCCCATGTATAGATGGATCTGTGCGTCATACTCTTCTGACCAGTTGCAATAGCTACCTAGCTTCTCTAGGTTCTTGAAGCGACTATCGTTAGCTGTCTTGAATTCTAATAAGTATCTGGTGTTCTCTCTTAAGCCTGGTAAGTTCTCAGCCATACCATCCATGTGTCCCTTGACATGCCCTCCAAGGGCTTCAGTTCTAAACTGCTTGCCATCCTCTTGTACGTCATAGATGATTGCGTTTGGTATCTTACGTAGCTTCTCAATCAAATGTTCTTCTACTACGTTACCTAGGTCTAGTAGTCTGAGAACTCTTGGCTCCCAATCGTCTGGCATAAGCCAGCGGTATCTCATCCAAAGGAGTCTCTGATTAGGATTACCGATACCACTGATGCCTAAATAAAATCGTTGCCTTCTCTC